AACTTTCAGAATATGCCACGTGGAAATACCTTCGCTATACGGAAGGTGGTCGAGAGCCGCTTCAAGGGTGGCCTCATCATGGAGGGGGATTACTCGCAGCTAGAGTTTCGTGTAGCTGGCTTTCTTGCAAAAGACGGTCAGGTCTACGCCGACGTGAAGGCTGGCACAGATGTACACAGCTACACAGCCAGCGTCATTGGCTGCACACGGCAACAGGCTAAGGCCCACACATTCAAGCCGCTGTACGGTGGCACCACTGGCACAGAGGATCAGAAGCGGTACTACCGTGCCTTCAAGGAAAAGTACGAGGGCGTGACCGAGTGGCATGACAAGTTGCAACGCGATGCGGTACGCTACAAGAAAGTTACCCTACCATCGGGCCGGGAGTACATGTTCCCCGGATGCAAGTGGACAGAGTGGGGTACAGCAACTAACCGCACCGCCATCTGTAACTATCCGGTCCAAGGCTTTGCTACGGCTGACCTGTTGCCTCTGGCTCTGGTGTCGCTGCAGCGGGTCATTGACTCTGCCGGAATCCAGAGCGTGATTTGCAACACGGTTCACGACTCCATCGTGATGGACGTGCATCCGGACGAAAAAAATATTTGCATAGACATGATGAAACATGCCATGCTCTCGTTACCCTTTGAAACCATTCGCAGATACGGCATTGCTTACAACATGCCAGTTGGCATCGAAATAAAAATCGGAAAAAACTGGCTTGACTTGGAAGAAGTTGATCTGTAATATCGTTCTACAACCCCAAACAAAAGAGGTGAAAATATGCTTGGGACAGACGTAATGGCACTCGACGATGTGGATAAACTCGTACAGGCATTTGAGGATGGAGATGATCAGGCTCTGATGGAGGCAACCGGTCAGTCAACCGGTGGCAACCGTCAGGTTGGACTTCCCCGACTCAACATCAACTACGATGCAGAGAACGACGAAGGTGTGTCGTTGAAGCGTGGCGCATGGAAGATGTATATGGACGGCAAGTTCATCTACGCCGATACCGTGATGCTGCAAGTCCTGCTGCGTACCTACGAGTACAGCGTGTGGGATCAGGAGACCAACTCCTTTGCAATGAAGTCAGTCCAGAAGACTGTACTGTCGGGAGAGTTTCCTGACAACACTGGCGGCAACAAGTGTGGCCGTCTGACCCGCGATCAAGAAGACAGCATGGCGAAGGACGATCCCCGCTACCTGCATTCTCGTTCCGTGGTCTGTAATCAAGTCGTGTATGGCAAGGTCAGTGGCGAGTTCGCAGACGCAGACGGTAATCCCGTAGTGGTTGAGGATCAGCCTGTGATCGCGTACTTCAAGCGTTCAGGCTTCAAGCCTGTTGCTGACTTCATCGACAGTCTGTCTCGCCAGAAGAAGGTGATGCAGAAGGTTGTTGCACGACTGGACACCAACAAGAATAAGAAGGGCAGCGTTACGTTCTGGACGCCGCTGATGACTTATTCGTCTGAGGTGGCGATTACGGATACCGACAAGGAACTGATGAGGATGTTTGGGGAAACCGTGAAGGCTCACAATGAGACCATCGCCAACCAGTATCGCGAGTCAGTCAAGTTGCAAACCAACGATGACGAATCCGATCTTGCTTCGGATTTCGTCGATGTTGACGCAGCTTAAAGTCCAAGACTTCTTACAAAACGCAGTCCGGGGGGAGGTCAATGTCTCCCCGGACAGCATCGCACAATTCACACAAGACTGTAACGAGGCCATCACCAAGCAGATGACGCGAGGTGAAGAGGGCTATCGTATTCGTATGTCTGGACTCGGACGGCCTCTCTGTCAGCAACTGCTGGAGCGAGAGGGTCACAGGGAAGCAATGGAGTACAACTCTATGTTCCGCTTCCTGTTCGGTGATCTGAGCGAGGCTGTGCTGATGTTGGCACTACGCGAGGCGGGTGTCGAGATCGTGGACTTCCAACGAAAAGTTGAACTAGAGATTGCAGGGCACACGATCAAGGGTACACTTGACGTAATCCTGCGTGACGAGTTTGGCGAGGAGAAGGTCTGGGATATCAAGTCAGCAAGCGAGTGGGCATTCAAGTACAAGTACACTGGTACTGGCGGCTACGAGGCCATCAAGCGGGACGATCCCTTTGGCTATGCTATGCAGGGCTTCCTGTACGCAGAGGCTACAGGGCTACCCTTCGGCGGCTGGATCGTGGTCAACAAGTCGAGCGGCGAGATAGCTATCGTTGAGGTGCCGGACTGGTCGCAGGACGACAAGGCTGACTACCTCAAGGACGCAGCGCGTCGTGTCAAAATACTGACAGACCCTACCAAAAAGCCGACAGTAGACTTCAAGGACGAATTCGAAACCTTTCGCAAGGATGGTGAGGATGTCCGCACAGGCAACAAAATACTTGCAAAACAATGCGGTATGTGTGGCCACAAGAGTCATTGCTGGCCCAACGCTGTCTACCACGACAAGGTAACATCCCGCGCAAAGAGTAAGCCAAAGGTCTGGTACAGTCGCCTCAAGAAAAAGGAACTGTAAGACGATGCCTTACATCTTTGTACGCGACTACGACATCGACCTGATGGAGATGAACAAAGACATCCGTCACGTCTTTGTCGAATCTGTTTTGCAAGCCGGTGGGGAACGCAAGGTGGCATACCTTCGCCAGAACGAGCGAGGGTTGCCCCTTACGTTGCGTGAGAACTTCTCGCCTGACATGGGCTTCCTGTCTGCGGACACGGAGACACGTGACATCAGGCAGGTAGAACTTGAGTTGCAAAACATTAGCCGACTGTCCTACAACGGAGCAAATGTTTGTGTGCCGATATCGCCACTATTAAGAGAACTAGACAGTATACAAAGACTATCCCCAAAACTGGGCGGGTATCTGAAAAAAAGAATGGACTCAATAGGGATGACACTATGAAAAGCAAGGGCGGATACAGGTCACACTTCGAGTTGAACATAGCTAGGTCTTTGCGTCAGAAGGGCATAACCTTTGAGTACGAAAAGCGTAAGGTAACTTTCGTGCCAAAGCCACGGACCTACACACCGGACTTCTACTTCCCTAGCACAGACGTGTACGTCGAAGCCAAGGGCAAGTTTGACAAGAACGACCGTGTGAAGATGCTGTTAGTCAAGGAACAGAATCCTGACCTCGACATTCGCATTCTCTTCCAGAACGCACGGAACAAGATTTACAAGGGGTCAAAGACCACGTATGGTGCTTGGGCTGACCGTCACGGTTTCGAGTGGTCAGAGGGCAGCATACCAGAGGAGTGGTACAAGAATGGACGAAAGTGATATTACGATGTCGTTGGAACGCGCCAGTCTGTTGAAAGACAGATGGTACCTCATCTTTAAGCAGGGAGACGACGATGATCATGTGGCCATGACAGCCTATGATACCACAGAAGAAGATGAGGATGACGAGTACATCCCCGCTGGTACTGTAATCCTGTCAGGTCTGGTCGAGTTGATGGAGAACGACTTTGACCGAGTCATGCAAGCGGGTCTGGCTCGACTTGCCTTCGAGGCAACGAAAGAGGCCATGATTGAAGAGACAGGCAGCGGCGTTGATGTCCAACACGATCCTGATACAAACATCGTCAAGATTAACTTCGGTAAAAATCAATGATCAAAGAAAACTGGAACCTAAACAACTACCAGATGCAAGCCAAGAAGTTTGCTATCTACCCAGAACACATGAAGGTCGTGTATCCTGCACTCGGACTCGCGGGTGAAGCTGGTGAGGTTGCTGACAAGGTAAAGAAGATTTACCGTGACGACAGAACTGATGCACGGTTTCTTGCGGAGATTGCCAAAGAGATTGGCGATGTGATGTGGTACTGTGCTGCTCTCGCAAACGACTTGGGGTTCGACCTGCAGCAAGTTGCCGAGATGAACATTTACAAGTTGAAGTCTCGTAAGGTTGCCGGTACGATTGGTGGCAGTGGGGATGATCGATGAGACACGAGGCGTACATGAAGATGAAGGCAACGGAAGCAGACGAAGAGAAGCTGTTGAACGAGTTTTATGCGGATCGATCTGACATGGTCAATTCGCCACCGCACTACAATCAAGCAGGTATTGAGTGCATCGATGCTATCGAAGCCGCAACGAGTGACGGCTACGAGTATTACCTGCAAGGCAACATAATCAAGTACCTGTGGCGGTATCGCTACAAGAATGGTGTCGAGGACTTGAAAAAGGCACAGTGGTACTTGGACAAACTAATTGAGGAGATAGATCGTGGATAATATGCTACCCACCCCCTACCAACAATTTATTCACAAGTCTCGCTATGCGCGTTGGCTTGATGACGAACAGCGTCGTGAGAACTGGAGTGAGACTGTAGAACGCTATTTACAGTTCATGGTCGATCACGTCAAAAAGAAGCACGACTTTGACATAGAATACCTGTGTCCCGGCGATGTAGGAAAGTTACGTCAGGCCATTCTTGGTCAGGACATCATGCCATCAATGAGGGCAATGATGACTGCGGGACCGGCCCTCGCTCGTGACAACATCTGTGGCTATAACTGCAGCTACATCCCTGTAGACAGCCCTCGTTCGTTTGATGAGTGCATGTACATCCTGATGTGTGGCACAGGTGTGGGCTTCTCTGTCGAGCGTGAGAACGTGGACAAGCTGCCTGTCGTCAGTGACGCCATGCACGACACAGATACTGTAATTAAGGTCGGTGACTCTAAGCCGGGGTGGGCCAAGTCGTTGCGTGAGTTGATTGCGTTGCTGTACGCAGGACAGATTCCGACGTGGGACTTGTCAGACGTACGCGCATCTGGTGAGCGTCTCAAGACTATGGGGGGTCGTGCGTCCGGTCCGGGGCCGCTCAACGATCTGTTCGTCTTCACTGTCGAACTGTTCCGCAAGGCACAGGGTCGTCGCCTCTTCCCGATTGAGTGTCACGACTTGATGTGCAAGATCGGTGAGATCGTTGTCGTTGGCGGCGTTCGTCGCTCTGCCCTGATCTCTCTGTCAAACTTGAACGACGATCAGATGGCACACGCCAAGTCTGGTGCGTGGTGGGAGAACGAGGGACAACGCGCTCTTGCCAACAACTCTGTTGCGTACAAGGGTAAGCCGGAGATGGGCACCTTCATGCGTGAGTGGCTTGCCCTCTACGACTCTAAGTCGGGTGAGCGTGGCATCTTTAACCGCGAGGCTGCAGACGTACAGGTAGGTCGCAATGATCGTCGTGAGCAGGGGCACATGTGGGGCACCAACCCGTGTTCTGAGATCATCCTGCGTCCCTATCAGTTTTGCAACCTGTCAGAGGTGGTTGTTCGTGAACACGACACGCTGGAAGACTTGAAAGAAAAAGTCCATCTTGCGACGATCCTCGGCACGTTGCAGTCCACACTTACTGACTTCAAGTATCTGAGGAAGATATGGCGAACCAACACAGAAGAAGAACGCCTCTTGGGCGTATCCTTGACTGGTATCATGGATCATCCGATCTTGTCAAAGAACGTCGATTCCCGTCGCTGGCTCGAAGAAATGAAACTCGTCGCCGTAGACACGAACTGGGACTTGGCGGTAAACGGACTTGGTATTCCTCAGTCGGCTGCTATCACCTGTGTAAAACCGTCGGGTACTGTGTCGCAACTGGTGGACGCTGCAAGCGGCATTCACGCTAGGCACAACGACTACTACATTCGTACCGTTCGCGGCGACAACAAAGACCCGCTGACGCAGTTCCTCAAGGAACAGGGTGTGTACAGCGAACCTGACGTGATGAAGCCAGACTCGACTACGGTGTTCTCGTTTGCGATGGAGTCGCCGGAGGGTGCAGTCACTCGCAACGAGATGACAGCTATCGAACAGCTAGAGTTGTGGAAAACCTATGCGTTGCATTGGTGTGAACACAAGCCGTCGGTAACTATCTCTGTCAAGGAACACGAGTGGATGGAAGTGGGCGCGTGGGTGTATGAGAACTTTGATGTTGCATCCGGTGTCTCGTTCCTGCCGCACTCTGACCACACGTATCAGCAGGCTCCGTATCAGGACATCGAACGTGAAGAGTACCTTGAGTGGCAACAGAGGTACGGCACGTTGCAGATCGACTGGAATGCTCTGTCCGACTACGAGCGAGAGGACAACACCTCTGGCTCACGTGAGTTGGCGTGTACGGCGGGTGTGTGTGAAGTGGTAGACCTCAATGCGGCTTGAAGTCATAGAGTACGTCGAACTCAAAAACGGCGGTGCAGTCGTCACGTTCGAGATGGACGAGGATACACGTGCCGGTCTGATTTCAGAGGCTCTACAGCGTAGACTCGTCGAAGGCTTGGAAAGGATGCCGAATGTCTCAGAAGAAAACAGGCAACTCGAAATCGAAGACTACATCGCCAACGTGGAAACGAGGGACGGATTGGATTCAGTGGAATCCACCCCGCAACCATCCGTCGCAAACCGAGTGGAGGAAGACAGTTGATCGAAGTCAAGATAAGTGATGACATGCTGCTTGCTGGCCGCAGGAAGGCCACTGAGATGGGTCTACTGCACAACTCTATACTGAGAGGCGGTGGCAGCGTAGCGGGGTTCCTTGGGGAGCAGATCGTACTTTCTGTCATGGGCGGCAAGTGGGATAACTCGTACGACTACGACATCGTTCTTGACGATGGGCAGCGGGTAGAGGTAAAGACAAAGCAAACCTCTGCCACCCCGTTGCCTCACTACTCGTGTAGCATCAGCAACTTCAACACCCGACAGAAGTGCGACATCTACGCTTTCACACGAGTGCTAAAGGATTTCTCGAAGGGATGGTTTCTAGGATTCATGCCAAAGCAGGAGTATTTCGACAAGTCCAAATTCATGAAGAAGGGTGACTTCGATCCGGACAACGGATACGAGGTGAGGGCAGACTGCTACAACCTTTACATAGAGGACTTACGCAATGTTCAAAGCGATGGTGATAGTATGCTCAGTCTATCTTCCTGATGGGCCGTGCTACAACTTTGAGGACACTACGGGATTGAAGCCTACAATAAAAGAGTGCAGAGAGCGTCAACAGGAGATGACAACAGGTATAATGTCTATACCCATGCAGCTTCCGCCGCCCTACACGATAACATACCAGTGCCTACCGGGAGAGCAGACATGAAGGCCACACTCTTTTCTTTTAATGTGTATTTGCGACAGGACGGCAAAGTTGAACTGGACAAACAGATGGTCAGGCCAGAGGAGTTCCAAAAAGAAATGGACGCCGGAGTGCCCGAATTCGACGGGTCACACTCCATAGCGTCCATGTTGCGTTACTTTAGTTCAGTAACAGATGAAATGATGGATAAGTCAGGCGGATATATTTAGCCGCGATTCTTGAGGTCTTTGGCACCCTTGCCGTCTACAGCGTAGTCAGGGACCATTTTGCCGTTCATCTTGACCATCGTCTTGCCGCCACCTGCCATCATAGGCATACCCATAGGCTGCATCTGATTGCGGCGTTGTTGATTCTGCTGACCCTGTGTTGTGGTCATCATGCCCCCCGCTTGAGCCTTCTTGCGGGGTTTTTTCTTGGTAGCCATGCCGCCGTACATCATCGGCTTACGCTTTGCGGCACCACCATACATCATGGCCTTGCGTGGGCCGTTGTTGTACATCTTCATCGGGATACTCCCCTTATCTTTGTATGTTTAAAAGTGAACCGGGTCCAAAGAGATTTTCACGTGGTCTCATGCTGGGTAGGTCCAGTAAACCCTCGTAGTCTGAGGGATATCCAAGACGATACTTGTCGTCTGGTGTAGCATCTACAGAGAACTTTCTTCCTGCGGGATCGATTACCTCTTGCCTGTCAGACTCCATAGCCTGACTGAACAGCGCATGATGCTGGACAAGCGCAGAGAAGAACTGTCTGTTTCTTTCAGGAGACAAAGGCTTCTGAGTTCGCACCATCTCCAAGAAATCTCTGCCTAACTGCGGATCAGTCAGAATAGCAGTAAGGAACTCGGCTTTCTTAAAGCGAAGAGTCTGCAACAGTGCCTCTGTACCTACATACTGAGGACGAACTACTCCCCTGTTGATCGCATAGAAACGGCTGATGTAGCTCTCTACAGATAGTGCGCGGGGTATTCCGCGAACTGCTATGTTGGAACTTGCCAGAGGATTGTCCGTCAATTCTGTCAGCACAGACGCTATTGCCTCTGCGGTCTCGTAGCGATCCTTACCAAGAATCTGCATCGCTACCGCCTTTTCTTCAGGTGTCTCTCCCAGAAAACGTATTAAAGCTGCAGGGTTCTCTGCTAACATGTCGCTGAAAGTGGTGGTGATTCTACCGTCCAGACTTTCTTTGATCTTTGCTTCTTTTCTTCCGGTCTTAGAGAACAGCTTCCGACGCATACCGTTGATGTAAGCGTTGGCAAGTATGTCATCGACTTGTTCTACAGTATACTTTTTCGCTCCTGCTGCATTAGTCAGGGTGAGCATGTTGTTGCGAATCTGATTGTAACGCTCCATACCCCCGCCTATGAGAGTTGTCGCGATATCTTCACCCCGCAGATTGTCGGAGGTAAGCCTGTCTATAACTGTAGCGGCATCCTTTAGTCCGTCTGAAAGTTTTCTGGCTGGCTCTGTAGCGACTTCAAGCTGAGTTTGAATCGCCGCCTCTACCTTGTCCATCTCTTGATCATATCTAGCCGCCCCGATACTTTTCCTGCTGAAGCGAGTGTGATCATCGACGATACTCATAAAGTCTACGAGGGGTACATCCTTAGTTCCGTCTGCGCTGACCATTCGTATATTCTCAGAAGCTGCCTTCGCTGTCTGTGCAATCTCGTCCATAGACATGTTGCCCTGCACGATCTGCGTATCTACCCACTCGCCTACGACGGTTTTGAGTATAGCCTGCTGACCTTGCGTGAACGAGTCTCCCTCTACGAGACGACGGGTAAGCATACCCGACACAGGATCAACGATCTCTCTTCCCATAGCGCCGTTCACTGCTTTCATGTATATCTCGGCGCTGTCCTTCTGGAACAGTTGATTTGCGGGTAGCCACTGACTGGGCAGTTTGCGTGTAGAAATCCCCGTAGGAAATTCTGCGCTAGGTTTCATAAGAGTTACACGGTTGTTAAACATCAGACTCGGAATAAAAGCACCCCCAGTCTTATCGTGGAATACCTCCTTGTACTGTCTCCAGCCTTTACCGATTTCTTCAAAGTGAGTTGCAAGCGGGATTCTTCCTACCTCGGGCAACTCGATCATAATTTGTCCTGCAGGAACCCCGTCCACAACAAATTCATTCATCTTGTTAGCCAGTGTTTTGTCCGAGATATTATAGAGCGCCCGTGATATACCCGCGTTGGTATCCTTCAGCTTGTATGCTTCTTGGCTAATAAACCTGTCGAGGTTCTTGATGCCTAGCGGATCAATGCGGAACATGTTTGCATCGAATCCCTCGGTCATCTCAGATTCTTGTAAAAACTCTGCAACTTGTGCCTGAACACTTCTCTTCGGCTTGAAACGGTAATTGTAATCCGGACCTTCGAGGTCTGCTTTAAAGTCTTTCAACAGATCGTCTACGGTCACGCCCTGCACCCTAGCAAGCTCTGCAAAGATGGGGTCAGATATCTCTTCAATGATCTTGTCGATTGAGGCGTCCGACAGTCCTTCGCGAACAAGTCCACCCTTTCTTGTTGCAGTCAGTTCTTGGAAGACATCAAACACGTTCACGGTTATGTCGTTAGACAGGGGATCACCGTTGGCAGTGTACAGCTTTACTTTCTTAGGATCTCGCAGATGTGCGTAGGGTGCTGAAGCAATACCGTGTGCGTGTTCATGTGCAAACTCTAACTGAAATGCAAATAGAGTAGAACCAGAGGTGTTCTGATGAATGTTGTCTGCTACACGCGGAGAAACAGTTCCGGCTAGTGCTGCCTGCTTGTCTGTAGGTACACCTATACGCTCCTGAATTTGAGCGGCGGCAGTCACGAGACCATCGTTTACCTCCCTGACAGCCACTCCTGCAAGCTTCTCTACAGCCTTTTGATCTAAAGCCTCTCCGTTAAAGATGTTCTTAGCCATCAGGCTACCCACAGCTTCAGGGAAAGTCTTGGCAGTCACGCCATCTGGAAGGGTATCGATGCCATCTAGGATTCCCGAGTTAGCAGTCAGAGCGTTCAAATAACGACCTACACCCTTCTCGTTAATGATAGTAAGATCGTTCTCTATGCTCTTCTGCAGTGCAAATCCTTGTTCAGACATCGACCGCATAAATTCAAAGAACTCATTGTCTGCACCCTCTAAGGTTCCCATCTCACCTACGACACGATTTAGCTCACCGTTCAAGTCAGACAACGATTTATGGGCCATTTGAACTTGTTCAGCTAATTGCATATTAAGAGTGTCACCAGTAGAAATACTCTTTTTTGCTGCGTCAGCGAAATGCCGCAAAGTTACCAAGTCGATGACGATAGGAAGACTAACATTCAAAAACTTAGGATTAACACCCTTTGCTTCCAGCACATCAAAGCCCTGCTGAATACGCAGTGCATTCGCCTCTATCTGTCGAGCAAAATCGGGTGAAGCAGAGGCCAGTTCAGTAACAACCATCTGCATTGTCTTGCGGTCTGTTATATCTTTTCTTCCCGCCATCCTTTTGTTAAAATCACGTAGTCCACGAGGAGTGCTACCAGACACAAGAGACACTGCCAGACCTGTGGCGATACCTACCAACTCACCAATGGCAGGATCGACCATGTCGAACTCTTGTCCAAAAAAGTGACCTACCGCAGCGCCTCCTACAATCATGTACTTGTCCTGTACGTTTGCATCACGCATGAACTTAGGGACACTGCTTGCGCGTTCGGCTTGTGTCAGTCGAACTCTGTTCTCTGAAATCTGAGCGTTTAGATTCTGTATCTGGATTTGCGTATTAGGATCGTAAGATCGCTGCTGTTTGTCAACAAGCAAGTCCCTACGTTGAATAGCTATCGCCTGCCTTTCAGCGACGTTGCGTACCTCGGCACGTTGGCTCTTTTCCAGCCTAGAGTCTACGATCTGATATGCGGTAGCGATGCGATCCCTGACTACTGATTCTAGACCTTTCTCAGAACGAAGTCGTAGAGGGCTATAAAATCCGACTTCTCTCTGCTTAACGTAGAGTTCAAACACATCGTCTGCTTTCAATTCGGGATTCTTACGAAGTTCACCTGCTAAGAAGTTCTCAAAGTTTGCAAGTTCTTTTGAAGATATCTTTCCTTTGATTGCACCGGTGCCTTTTGTGATAGACAGCATCTCGGCAGCAAGACGAGTTGCACGAGGCAACAGTCCAGAGTATGTGTAGGCTAAGTCTTCTGCAGTAGACAGATCGATGTAGACGCCCTTCTGTGCGTATCTGTCTTGCAGCATCTGGGGCATGGTAGGCCACTTTTCATCTAGAATAGCTTGACGACCTCGGAAGTCAGAGATAGCTGCTTCTGTTCCAAAGGCACCATCAAACCAGTCGATAACCTCTCCTGTGAGCCACAATCCTGTCTCGATTATGCTCCTGCCGACTGTGTCACGCGCACCTACTATCACGTTCTCGATGTCGCCCATAGTAGGATCGGCCAACCGCTCTCGCAAAATAGCGGCTCTGCCTCTAGCATCTACACCATTCCTGATCAGGATGTTGTTTAAGTATCCTGCATACAAGGGGCGTGCAAGTTCAGGGTTAGTTACATTCATACTTGCTGCGAACAGCATGTTGCCGAATCGAACACGCTCAACATCTGAAGGAGTCATATCCGTTGTGTCGATCTCCATGCCCTTATCGAAGAAGCCAGTCTTTATGCCTTTCGGTATCCTTGTCATGTCTTCAATGGCCTTGTACCACGGTATCTCGTACTCGTTCTCCCCTGACACAAAGTGGGTGGCACCATACCTGTCCGCCGCAGAAATTTTCTCTTCGAGGGACATGCCTGATACGTTAAACGGGTTGCCTTTTGAGTCAACGATCTCGGTTACGTTGTTCCATGTTGCAACATTCTCAGGGTTTTTCATATTGATCACCTCCGTAACAGACACGTTAGGTGTTACTTTACGGGGATCAACAGCGCCATACAGATCACGTTCTGTTTGAGACCCAATTCCTAGTATTCCGATTGATGTCTTCGGGATATAAAACGGCTGCATTTCTGTACGGATTCGTTCTGGAATCACAGCAGGGGTAGTGTCCGGGGTCTCGCCTGTGATCTTTTGTCGAGCGGCCTGTTGCTCTTTATCTAGCTTAGAAATCTGAGTTTGACGTGCAATCTCGGCGGCGTCATCTTCAGGACGATCTGTCGGCTTTGCAAGATTAAGCTGCATATTCTGCATTTGCTGTGCAATGTCTACCACTATTATCTCCGTCGCATAAATAGAGCGGCTGCTGATTCTAGCTTTTCTGAATCCTTCTGAAGGTCTTCAAAGCTAGAGTACGAAACTGGTGTCTCGCCCTCTCCGGCTACCAGTGTCAACTGGGTATTTACGTATGCTAGAAACTGATCCTGTAGATTGTCTGGGATAGTTGTCTCGCCAAACGCGGCTCCGGTAGGACTTGGTCCCGGACCTCCTCCATTCCTTCCTGCGGGTTGATCGTATTTGACGCCGTCTCCAAATCTCTGTTGCAGCATGGTGTCAAGGTCACGCACACTTGATCGCTGTGATAGGTCTTCCACTATCATGGCGTCCATCACTGTCTGCTTAATCGGACTTGCAAAAGCGGCAGCGCGTTGAGACCGATACATAAGATCATCTCGAAGGCTAGACAAGTTGTGGTATTCTTGTTGAGCAGTGGCGAAGTTACTCGGCTGCAAGAAGTTAAGCACGTTCTGCACGTCTTGGTCGGAGATTGTGCGACCTCCCGTACCACCCTGTAGAGCCGCTGCAACACTGTAAGCGATGATATAGTTAAGATACTTACGCCGCGCTACGTTAGCCAGCTTGTTATCTCCGCTTGCCATGTCCGTTATAGTCTGGCGAAGATAGGCTACGTTACTTTCTCGGGCTTCTGCTTCTTTCTTCTTAAATACTTCGGCATCCTGTGGGCCTGCCGTGGCGGATGAGGTTGCTTTTGCATAGTCGTTGAATTCTGTAAACGCTTGTTGAGCGGCGGTTGCATCTCCAGTCTCAAGAGCCTTGGATACCGCCTCTAAGTCACCAAACAGTTTTCCTACTACTGGAGAATCTGCGGATATTCCCACCGCTGACAGGCCGTCTGCAACAAGATTTTTACTAGTTGCAATAAATCCTGAAACAGATAGAAGTGTTTCACCCACTCTCTGTCCGTACCTAACAAAGTTTCCATCATTGCCTATCAGAAGACTCATGGACTGCTCAATCAGACGAACAGACTCCATCCCCGCCTTTGCTTCTCCGGCGGACTGGATTTGCATATCGCTAAATTCTTTTCCCTCGAATTTTTCTTGTGCAAACTTGCTGGTGTTATACTCCGCAAACACAGAGTTAGAGCCTATCCGGTTTAGATCGGGGGAAAATACGCCCACAATAGACAGTTTCTTGTTGTAATCTTTTTCTCCGACTAAGACGTTGCCTACTTGTTTTAGCTCATCATTGTTAGGTTTTTTGTTCCGAATAGCAGGATTGTAGTACCTGTGAGCCATGTCTAGAACGGTTCCCGTTCCTGACAGACTGGGTCTTTGGGCCAAATCTAGCATCTGCATCAGATAGGGCTGTTCAGCCTCTACTCTAAGAGGTGCAGTAGGGTTCCCCGGCACAGGACTTGTAACGAGTACGTTTCCTAGACGAGCCGCCATAACGTCGTCAGCATATTTATTTTTCGTACCCCATTCTAACAAAGCAGTGTGAGCTTGTTTAACATTAAGATTACCGGGAGGTAAAAGGTTGACTGCCACTTTAGTGTCATCCAAGGGAGCGGTTGCGGTAAACGACATGCTTTCTTCGGGGCTAACGCCGTTTTGCTCGTCGCCATACTGCAACTGATCTCTAGGAATCTGTAAGACACGCGAGTCAAACTCCCGACGGAATCCGGGAATGGCAAATAAGTTGGGGTACTTCAGGTGCGACACGGAGATAAGTTTATTAGGATCAGTAACATATCGTCCGTCCACCATGATACCTTCATTTCTTACTATGTAGTTGTAAGCTGTGGACCTTACTTGATTCATAGTGCCATCGTCTAGCGACTCCCACAAATCCTTGTTACCTTTATTCTTAGACGCCCACGATATAAAGTCAGTGTCGTATCCAGAATCTGTCGTTGCCTTGCTGGCGAATAGAATTGTACCGTCTTTACTTCTGACAGTTCTGTTTTCGTCTATCGCAGCGTTACGCGCATTCTCTGCAGCAAGAGAAATATCGGATACGTTAACAGAGGTTGATAAAACATTATCTCCCATTTTCTTTGTGGTTACAATTTGACGAGTGATCAAGTTTCTATCCAGATTATTATCTGCAGAATACTCATCAGCTTCCTTGAAGCTATCAAACTCTTCTCCGTCCTCTGCTACGTGTTTCACAGCATCTTCTGAAACTTCTTGAACATTAGTTGTCTGCATTGCGTAATCGTAAGACGGTGACTCACTGATTGCCTGTGTAAGATCGTTCCGGACTCCCATAAAAGTGTAATTCTTTTTATCATTTTCTGGTAGCGCGGTATACTCAAGTTCTGGTACGATAGTTTTTCCGTCTAGGGACGAATACATTTTCGTAAAAGTCTGATCTTTCTCCAGCTTAGGGGCAGCAAAAATATCCCCAGAACCCATCCTGAGATGAGTTACCTTGAAGTTTTTCGCGTTATCTTCCGCTCCCATCTGCCTGAACGAACCTACAGGGTTGCCGGTATCATCAACCTGATGTCCGAAGGAGTATAGTGTGTTTTCACGTTCCTGTTGCGCTGCCTGTTCTTTTCGAACACGATCAGACTTGGACATACGGGATAGCGCGTATACAAATAGGGGCAGACTCATCTTATATCTCCTGATCCACCTTCAAGAATGAAGGTGTCTGTTCTTCTAGTTGTTCCGCTCTTTCGTCAGCAACGAACCTGTCAACCTGTTCACGTTCCATCTTATTGAGTTCTTCTACCATGCCAGCAAACATCGCTGGGTTGCGTTTCTTCATTATACGGAAGAACGCCTCGTCAGATACTTCACCCTTTACCTGTTCTTCTTGGACAAACATCTTTGGCTCGAAGCCTTCTTCAAGCGCCATGTTTACCAGAAAGATACCCAGTGCAGGCTTCATTAGCTCGGCAACGTCAGGTGTAACTGCACCTGCCATGAATCCCTTGAACGCGATCTGTTGCACTATCTCCTCTACGGTGATGCCAGCCAGCATCATCTTGAGCATGTCTTCTCGCGCAGGACCAACAGAGATACCTTCGATAACGTGATCGATTGCCTCATCGGGGTCAACAAACTGCGGAGGTTGTTCCCACGGCCACTTGCCGGGAGCGTCAGTTAGAGAGTTACCCGGAGGTGCTGCTAGTGCTGTAATCTTGTCTATCATGCTGTTGCAACCTTCTTGTACGACCTACGTTGTGACGCGGTTGTGCTTACGGCGG